AAAGTAGTTGATAGACTAAACTTTGTAAGACAGAAGTTTGGGGAGAGACTATGCGTTAAGACAACAACAACATACCCAGATGGTATGGCAATGTTTCAAACGGAAATCTTTTTAGATGGAAAGTTAATTGGAACTGGACACTCTAAACAAACAGTAAAGAAAGATAAAGAATTTGAGAAGATAGAATCAGTATCTATTGGTAGAGCTTTAGGTATATCAGGATTTGCTGGATCAGAACTAGCAACCTTTGAAGAGATGAATGATTTTGTTAAATCAAATCCAATACAAAATTTTAGTAACACTTATGTCCAATCTAAGTCTCAATCTACAGATGAATCTAGAGACGACATAATTACTAAGATACAAGATGCAGAAAAATTTTCAACAACACCTGGAATATTAGAAAAGAACTTGCAACAAATTTGGTCGCAGTATTCTGAGAAGCTAGGTTTTATGCAAGTTGAAGATCAAGACTTCTACAACGCAATACTACAAGCTAGAAAAAAAGCAGAACAAACAGTTAGAACAAGGAGTAACAATGGCAGATAACAAATATGATAATACACTTTCTCTATGGAAAAATGCAAAGCGTAGAGAAGGTAAGCAAGACCCTCAATACACAGGCAGCGGAATGATTGAAGGAAAAAAATGGTCTATCTCTGGTTGGATTAACACAGCTAAGAAGAATGAGAAAGCACCGGACATTTCTATTAAAGTGAATCCGTTTAAAGAGTCAACAAAAGATAAGATGCCGTTTTAATTTATGAGCGATAATATTAATCCAGAACATTATAAGAATAAATCTATAGAGACTATTCATGCTATCTGCTCTCAGTTAACTGAGGTAGAAATGATTGGTTATCTTAGAGCTTCTATAATGAAATACATTATGCGTTTCGGCACAAAGAATGGACTTACATTAGAGAAGTCAATTGAAGATGCTAAGAAATGCAAATGGTTTATGGATCAATTATTATTAGAATTAGAGTCTATTAAGAAATCAGGTAGTGATTCTTATAAACATTCTAACGTTCATAGTTTATTTCCAAAGGATAAAAAATGAATAAAAAGAATGGCAAAGACTATATCTTCTTAAGTAAAGTCAAGGCGGATGTATTAAACTACATAGCTAACTTTGTTAAAGAGAAAAATTATTCTCCCACTTTAATAGAGATTGGCAATCGCTTTGGCTTTACTAGAAGTAGATCCAATGCAATCGTAAATGATTTGGCTAGAGCTAATCTATTATCTAAGGATGTAAGATACCCTCAAAGAAAGATTAAGTTAAGTCATCAACAACTAACGAAGATAACTTCTTTGAAGGTTAATGAAATATATCCGGTAAATGAAATTTGAAAAAACATATTTTTACGAATTCAATGCAAAGTTTAAAGAGATTTTTGATGATGTGGAAGTTGCTGCAAAGTCAGAAAAACCTAGTGAATTAAAAAGCATGGACATTACGAACATACGCTTTTTAAGATCTAGTATTAAACAAGTAAAGGAAAAAGAAAAAGATGGAAAAAATCCATGATCCTAAACAACAAGTCAAGATAGAAAAGCGTTATTATACTCTACTTGAAAAAGAAAAGAAGTTAGAAGAAGAAGCGCTTAAAGTTGCAGAGAAGAAAAGAAAAGCTGCATACGAACTTGGTATGAAGGATTTAGAGTTTGAAGATATAGCCAGTTAAAGAATAATTGGTATGTGTACTGCAGGTTGTGAAACAACTAAGGAGAGAGACATGACTAAAAAGAAAGAGATAACAGGTTACTACGGATATTACGATAGTAAGAAGAAGCGCAGAGTGCTAAAAGTATTGTATAAAAAAATTTAATTATTAAAGAATTCAATTGGAGAAATAGACTGCCAAATGAATATTGACTATGTCAATTTTGAAAGTGTCTATATTTGTTTTTATCTAGCGTAGAAGTATAGGGGGTTTTTCGTTGAGACTCCCTATATTAAATTAGTTTGCAAAAGTCTTTGCGTAATTAGGTTTCTTATTTCTTCTTGATCTTCTTTCAGCTACAATCTTTCTTTGAATAGCAGAACGTTTTTCAGATTCACTCATACCACTAAGAACAGATTGAGGTACACACTTAGGATATTTTCTACCTGAACCTTTTTGTCTACCACAAGGTTGATACATTCCATTCTTTTTAGAACGTATATCTACCCAGTTTTGTTTAAACCATTTATCTAAACCGTTAGCCATTATTTCTTTTTAATTATACCTCTGCCAATAAGAACATCTTTAAATGTAGTTTTACCATCTTTGTTTAAATCTGGAAAACCTTTTTTATTTTTCTTATTTTTTTTACCGAAAAAATCTTTTCTCATTTCATAACCTTTCTGTAGCCACCACCTTTTTTCTTATAAGTCTTTACAAGATAAGCATTAGCGTATGCGCTTGGATATACTTTAAATTTTCTTTTAGTTAATGCTTTAATTCTTGCATATAACTTTGGGTCTGTTGGTCTGTTGACTGTTGCCATTATTTTTTTACTCCCTTAATTATACCTTTGTTAAACGAAGCATAGAATACAGAAGTTCCTCTCTTCTTACCATAATTCTTTTGCATCTCTTTCATTATCTTAGTTCCTTTTTTACTTAGTGGCATAGTTATTCCTTTGTATTATAAAATTGACTATCATCATTTTCAGTTCTCCAACCGTCAGTCTCTACGCTTGGATAGTCCATATTAGTTTTATAATCTGGAATATTATCTTTAACAGTAAAGTTTGGAAGATTAAATAAAATTCTGTTATTGGGCATTAACGCAAAGTTTCCGCACCATAAATCATCATTAGCTATCTCTAAAACATGATGATGCTTATGTTCTGGTGATATTTCTGAATAGGTAGTGTTTAATAAATTAATATCTGGTTGACAGTAATCTATTGAGAATTCGTAATTAGCTTTATGCAATTGATTATTTCTATCTAAGAACTTACATTGAGAAGTGGCTAACGCATTGTATTCAACAACACCTGCGTAATAAGATAGGCAATCCCAATAAGCTAAATCTTTTAATTGTAAATCTTTAACTTGAGTTCTTTTATATCCGTCTGCAAAGAAAGCATGTATAGGAAGTCTTGCATAGTTAGCGCCATTAGGCAGCATAATATTAAACAAAGGAGTTCTACCTTCTAAAGTAGTAATAGAATGTATTAAACAATCCTCTTCTTCTCCTATATGTTTTTCTTTATTATATAGAAACTCTAGTCTGATCTTTGCTTTCCAAACTGGAATGTTGTGATTTAAAAACGCCATCGTTATATTCTTTCTCCATGCAATTTACATGCTGACATTTTCTATCTGCGTAGATAACAAATGAATCTGTATTAATAATTTCAACAGCGCAAGATTTACAAAATCCTACATGCTGTAGTCTGAATTTTTTTTTAGTCATTACTTATTAGATTTAATTTGGTCTTTTAATTTTTTTATTAATTTCTCTAAAACATCAGTACGTTTTTTTAACTTATATATTATAACTTCAAGATCGTTTGTTCCTCTGTTCTTCAGATCAATCATTCTTACCAATTTTTGCAAGACCAATATCTAGCTGTAAATTTATCTTTAGCAGTATCGCAATTATGTCTAGCTCTAAAAGACTTACGTCTTGCAGCTATAAATTTTTTAATCTTCATCTCAGGATCACCATACCTAACTATCTTAACTTGGTTACCCTTCTTTGCAAGAACAGCAAACTTCTTTCTTTCGCCTGGAGTTCTCTTCTGTTTATTATATCCGGAGAATCTTTCTCCTCTATAGACAACCATTATCTAGCTAGTGGGTTAGATGAGCTTGCTCTAAGTTCTTTCATTTGAACTTTAAGTAATTCAATTTCTTTTTGTGCAATGGCTAAGTCTTGTTTAATCTGACCAGCTTTAGCAGGATCAATGCTATCAATCTTTGACATAATCTCTCCATACTTAATAAAGCCACCACCAATAGTACCAATGATTGCAACTGTTGCTATAATTTCCTTTAAATTATTCTTAACTTTATCTATCATATTAACCTTTTGTTTTTCTTAATTGTTCTAATTGGATAATAATATCATCCTCTTCATCTTGTATTTGTTTTAACATATTTTGTCTAGCAACCAATGGATCTTTGCTTATGTAATCGTTTAGATTAACATTAACATATATAGGTTTTTGTTCTAATTGTAATTGCATAAAGAAATTAGGATTAGGAACTCCCACCATTTGTCTTTGCTGATAAAAAGGTTTAGATTCATACGCACTTAAACTAGGTTGATTAACTTTTAATGCGTCAATTTTTATCTCTTGTACTGATTTTACTTTTACTTCTGCTATCTTTACTTCCGTTCCTACTTTATTATCTGTTAGTTTTGTTTTTACTTCCTGTTGTGTACTTGTTGCAGTTTGTTTTTCTTCGGTTACTGAAGTCTTAGTTTCCTTAGGAGTTTCTTTAGTTTCTTCCTTAGTAACTTCTTTAGTTGTTTCTTTAGCAGTTTCTTTTGGTTCTTCTTTAACTGTTTCTTTAGGAGATTCTTTAACTACTTCTTTAGGTGGTTCAATTACTTGCTCTATGATTTTCTTTTCTTCTACTGCTTGTTGCACAACAACTGGACTTTCTATTATCTCAACCATTGGAGATATAACAGGTGTCGCAATAGGAGTAACTACTGGTTCTATAAATTTAATCTCTTGAACTACTGGTGTTATGATTGGTGCAATAACAATAGGTGTAGTTGGATTGGTTACATAAGTTATACTTAGAGTAG